CGCCAAGATGGCGGAGATCGCCGAGCGCAAGAAGGCGCTGCGCGTGCAGTATCAGGACGGCGACTTGGATCTCGACGGCTACGAGAGCGCGCGTGATGCGGTCGACCAGGAGGCCCTTGCGCTGCGCGAGGCCGCACTCAAGACACAGATCGCTACGGAGCAAGCCGAGCAAGCCCGCATGCAGCGCTGGCAATGGGAGATCGAGCGCTTCATGCAGGACGATGCGAACGCCATCTTCCGGGCCGACGCCGAGAACTCGCGCAACGCGCAGCTCGACGCTGCGGTGAAGGCGCTCGCTCAGATGCCCGAGCATGCCGGAAAGCCCGATCGGTTCTTCCTGGAGGAAGGGGCGCGGTGGGTGCGGGCACTGCACGGCGAGACGCCAGCCGCCACGCCGGCCAAACCTCCGGCCAAGCCCAAGCCGCGCGTCCCGCCGAACCTCGGCGACATGCCGGCGGCCGATGTGGCCGACGTTGGCGGGGATGAGTTCGCCAAGTACGACAAGCTCGAAGGCATGGATGTCGAGGCCGCTCTCGCGCGGATGACACCGGCCGAAGCCGATCGGTATCTCCGCGGGCATTGATGGCCACGCTCAAGGTCGACATCAGGGTCGGCGAGTCGATTCGAATCGAAGGATCCGGGTCGGCCCGCGTCACGTTGGCCGCAAAGTCCGGTCAGCGTGCGCGCTTCGAGATCGAGCGCGACGCGTCGATGCAGATTCACCTGCCTGACAAGTCCGCATCCTCGGATGTCGTTGCCTTGGGCATCAATCCGTTACGTCAAAAGCTGGCCTAGCACGTATAACGACAGCGTCAGATCGCGCGCAGCAGGTGCGCCTCTGGGACCCAAGCCCATAGGAGCACCATTGCATGAAGACCCTCGTCGGTGTCGGCGACGCGAAAGCCGTCAAGCGCTACTCCGCATTCCTGGCCGTCGATGTCGGCCGCAAGTCCTACTTCAACAAGAAGTTCATGGGTGTGGGCGAAGAGGCCCAAACCCCGATTCAGACCCTCCCGCACCTGGAGAACGACTCCGGGGATCAGATTAGCTACGACCTGGTCATGCAGCTCAAGATGCGCCCGATTCAGGGTGATGCGACGTTGCGCGGCAAGGAAGAGGATCTGAAGTTCTACACCGATTCGCTCTACATCGACCAGATTCGCGGCGGCGTGAACACCGGCGGCAAGATGTCGCGCAAGCGCACCGTCCATGACATGCGCAAGATCGCCCGCGTGCGGCAGTCCGAGTGGTGGGCGCGCCTGTTCGACGAGACGCTGTTCATGTACTTGAGCGGCGCGCGCGGCATCAACGAGGACTTTATCGAGGGCACGAGCTTCACCGGCTACGCCGGCAATTCGTTCGTCGCCCCGGACTCGATGCACCTGCTCTACGGCGGGGATGCGACCGCGAAGGCGGATCTCGACTCGGCCGACAAGTTCAGCCTCGCCTTGGTGGACAAGGCTGTTGCCCGCGCGTCCACGATGGGCGGCGGTACCGGCGGTATCCCCGAGATCCAGCCCTGCGAAATCGACGGCGAGCCGCATTTCGTCATCGTCATGCACCCGTGGCAGCTCTACGACCTGCGCACCAACACCAACACCGGTCAGTGGCTGGACATCCAGAAGGCCGCAGCAGGTGCCGAAGGCCGCAGCAACCCGATGTTCAAGGGTGGGCTCGGCATGTACAACAACGTCGTGCTGCATGAGCACAAGTCCGTGATTCGCTTTAGCGACTACGGCGCGTCCAGCCCGGCGACCGTCAAGGCGGCGCGTGCCCTGTTCATGGGCCGGCAGGCCGGCGTTGTGGCGTTCGGCTCCCCGGGCACCGGCCTGCGCTTCGGCTGGCACGAGGAGATGGAAGACCGCGGGAACCAGGTCGTCATCACCACGAGCTCGATCTTCGGCGTGAAGAAGACCGCGTTCACCATCGGCGGTACCTCGCGCGACTTCGGCATCATGGCGCTTGATACCGCCTGCGCCGATCCGACCGCTTAACCGAGCCCTCAGGAGACTCACATGGCAACTGTCCGCTCCCCTTGGGCGCTCGGCTCCAAGTCGATGCCCGTACCCAACGGCTCCGAGGTCGTCAATGTCCTCTTGGAGTGCCCTGTCACCGCAACGCAGACCGCGGCCGACGACATCTACCTCATGGGCGAGCTGCCCGAAGACTGCGCCCTGGTCGACGCCGTCTTTGCGGCGACCGACATCGATACGGATGGCACTCCGGCACATGCGATGTCGTTCGGTATCGTCAATGCGACCGAGAGCGATCTAACGACGACGCTTCAGGCATCGATCACGGTTGGCCAAGCCGCAACGGCCGCCCGTCTGACGCCGACCGTGGCCACGCTCACGACCAAGTCGACCGGCTCCACTCGCCTGAAGCTCGGTTACAAGGTCACGACCGCCTCCGATGCCGGCGCGGCCGGGACGGTGTATCTGAGCCTGTCCTATCGAGCCTTGGCGCACGGCGCGTAACGATTCTGCGGGGCTTCGGCCCCGCTCTCAACTTTTGGAGGCCGCATGCTGATCGAGCTGCAAATCCGCAGGCCCGGCGGGAGCAAGGCGACCGTGCATGGGGTCGCCTACCACTTTCGTCCGCGCGAGCCGGATGGTCCGCATGTCGACGAGGTCGAGGACTCGGCGCATGTGGCGCACTTCCTCGGGATTCCCAAGTTTCGAGTGTTCAACGAGATCGCCGCGTTTCGAGCGTCGGACGAGCCGCCGAAACAGGCCGCTCCAATCGACCGCCCGCGCGGTCGTCCGCGCAAAGAGACCTGATGGCCTACTTAGAGGACTGGCTGCCGCTGGTTCGCCCGCAACTTCCCGGGCTCCCGGACTTCCTCGGGACCGAGGCGGCACGCGAGGCCGCCATTGAGTTCTGCCGACGCACGAAGCTGTTGCGCGGCGCGTTCGACGTGACCACGGCAGTCGGTCAGGCCGCCTATCTGCTCGGCACCGAGCAAGGCATGGTCGCCGACATGATCGACGAGGTCTTGCGCGACGACGCGGCCCTTGAGCCCGCCTCGCGCGAGGTCTTCCAGGACAACCGATGGGATCGTACCGACGGATCCCCTAGCGCCTACTACCTGGACGGAAACCGCAGCCTCGTGCTCGGCCCGATCCCGGATGCGATCGAGACGCTGAGCGTGCGCGCCGTGATGCGGCCGGCATCCGATGCCGATTCGCTCGACGACGCGCTGTGGGAGGACTGGCGTTGGGCCATCGCCGCCGGGGCTCGGGCGCACATCCGGCGCAACTTCTCGGCCTGGATCGATCCGGGGCTCTACGCGCAGGACGACATGATCTTCCAGGACGGCATCGGCCACGCGACCTATCGGCGTGCGCGCGGGCAAACACGGCATCGCTTGCGCGTGTCCGGACATTACTTCTGAGGGGCTGAGCCATGGCCGTCGCCGTCGCCGACATCATCACCCGAGCGCAGACCATTCTGCAGGACGTTACCGGCACCCGCTGGCCGACGGCCGAGCTGCTGAACTGGCTCAATGACTCCTACAAGGAGATCGTCCAGGCCCGCCCGGATCTCTATCCGGTTTCGACCCCGTCGTTCGCGTGCGTTGCCGGGACGCGTCAGACTGCCCCGACCGGTGCACTGCGCATGATCGACGTGGTGCGCAACGGAAGCGGCACCAAGCGCGCCGTGCGCCTGATCGATCGGCGCATCCTGGATGACCAGCTTCCCAATTGGCACAGCGCTGCGGGCGTGACCGAGATACAGCATTGGATGTTTGATCCGCGCACCCCGCGCGAATTCCTCGTCTATCCGCCGGCAAGCTCGGGAGCAACGCTGGAGATCGTCTATTCGGCGGTTCCTGCCGCGCACGCCTCGGCAACAGGAAACATCGCGATCATAGATAGTTACGCCAACGTCATGTTGGATTACATCCTCTATCGCGCCTACACCAAGGACGCCGAGTACACCGCCAACGCACAGCGCGCCGTGGCGCATTTCACCGCTCTGCAGAACGCCCTCGGCACCGGTGCGGCATCCGATGCGGCCGGGCGACCGGGCATGCAACCTGGACTCCAGCCGACTCCCGGCCAGACCACAGTTCGATAGGGGATCAGCATGGCAACCGAGAACAAAACGATCGGCGCGGCCTGGAGCAAGATCGTCGACAACGGTCAGGAGTTCTTCCTGTCGATGCCGTTTGAAGGAAACACGCAGGTCTTTGTGGCCTCCGTCGCCGCAGGCGGGAATGTCGCGGCAGGCGTGATCGGCCATCCGCTTCGAGCCGGCGAGATGCAGGAGATGAACCGCGCGTTGATCGGCCCCGGCGAGATTCAGGCGCGTTCTCCGAGCGGTTCCGTAACGCTGTCGTTGACGACTTGGACGTAACGCCGTGCGCCTGACACAGCTCTCGCGGCTGTCTTGCGGGCTTGTTCGTCCGAGCGGGCCGACGTTGTCGACGCTGCAGCGGATGTTCTTCCCCGAGGACATCGGCGTTCTGTTCGATTACGTGGGCATCAGCAACCTATTCGAGGACTCCTCGGGCACCACACCGGCCACGGTCGGCTCGCCGGTCGGGCGCATTGCTGATCTGAGCGGCAAGGGCAACCACGCATCGCAGGCCACAACCGGGAATAAGCCGACTCTGCGCACCACGCCGACAACTGGCCGCCATTGGCTGGAAGCGATCGATTCGGCCCGTGTGCTCAATATCACCTTCGGCGTTGCCCCCGGCACAATGTACGTCGGGCGCGTCACCGCCGAAGGCATGGAATGGCTCACGGAAACGTGGGGCACGACGGTCAATATCCTGCGGCAGGATCGCTATAACGCGGGGATTGTTGCGCGGTCGCGTGATTGGACGGCGAGCGAGAAGGAGCTGGTCGAGGCGTATTTCAAGCCTCCTGTCCGCACACTCATTGCGCAGCCGACCGCCAATCCAGCTATCGGCGACGCCTTCGCAGGCGGCTATTACACTGGAGCTGCATGGGATTCAGTCGCCTATTCGCGCTCCTCGCTTACCATCGGCACCGGCACGCAGACGCTATTCCTGTCGGATCTAAGTCCGGCCAACAATCGCGCCCGCACCCCGGATGATCCGAATCTGCCGCTTTATGCAGGGCAGTCTATTCGACTCGCTCCGCGCGATAATACCGGGCAGGTATTCATGGGTGGCTCAGTCGTGAGCAGGTCAGGTGGCACACTCACGGTCTCGATTACGAGCGTGACCGGCTCCGGGACATTCGATCAGTGGGTGATTGCGGCGCCGTGGCGGGTGGTGTTGGCACCGAAATCAGGCGGCGAGTCGACCGCCAACATGCAATACAAGACGGCGGATACCGCCGCTCCCGTAGAGTGCCGCACGCTCACAAATGGTCGGGCGGCCACGGCCGCAATGATCGCAGCCAATACAGCAGCGGGATCGGTGATCTATCCTGCCGCCGATTTCGTCCGCGGCGTGAATGACGCGGCGCTCTCCGGGTATACGGATTGGGAGCTTCCCGCCCGCGATTGGCTCGAACTGATGTGGCGGAACCTAAAGCCCGTCACGCTCGACAATTCCGTGGCGACGCGTCCGAGTTCCAACAGCTACATCCGCGACGCCAACACCGACGACATCGCGCTCGAGGGCCGCGGACTGAATCGGCATTCCATCCCGGCCGGCGGTGCGTATACGGCCGCCGATCCTGCGCGAACGGCGCTGGCCCTGTTCCAGACCGGCGGAGCGCAAACACCGCCGTGGGAGATTCGGTTTTGGAGCAGCTCCGAGTATTCGGCCACGGACGCGTGGACCCAGCACTACTACACGTCCAGTCCGGGGTACCAGAGCCTCACCAATAAGACGCTCAACTTCCGGGTCAGGGCCGTGCGGCGGGAGATCCTCTAATGCCCTGGACCCCTGACTACTACCGCATCGCCGTCCCCTCGGACATGATCCCGCTCGCGAACCAAGTCGCCGCGCTATTCGACACCGACACGGGCGGGGACCAAACATTCACCGTCGCCAATGTCGGATTCCGCGAATTCCCGGAGGGCTTCGACCCGGAAATCGACGAGCTACCGCCGATCATGCCGACACATTGCCTCATTCGCACGCTGCTCGTCGAAGGCTACCAGGATTTTCTTGGTCCGGATCGCGACGTGAATGCGTGGCATCAATTGTTGCTCGCCAAAGCCGGCGGGGACCAAACGCTCGCGCCGACGCTCGAAGAAGTGCAGGCGCTCGCCGATGTGTTCCTGTTCGATGATGAATGCGATGGGCTGGAGATTATCGAATGAGCATGCGCCTCTACATCGCCATGATCATGGGATTCATTCTCGGCGGCATTGCTGGGCTGATCTGGCTCACGGAGCGTCTCGGATGATTAAATCACTCGCCCTCGCGCTGATTGCAACCTCC